AAGAGGCTCTGAAGCGTTTTGACTCAGAGATTACATCAAAAGACTTGGAAGATATGGAACAAATGTCCCCAGGCTCGAAAGATGAAATAAAACGTGCCAAAAAGGTTTGATTTTCGAAAGTTGAAGAAATAGCACGTGTACTACTACCTCACAGGCTCTCTCAAGCGTCGGCTCATTTTGGAGTTGCAAGATAGTTTTGCCCGCCACCCAGTCTACGACAAAATTGTCCCCTTCATCCAGAACAAGTATGCTTTTACCGAACGGCCCCGATTTGGGATCGTGGTCAAAGGTTCTGGCGCAAACAAGGTTCAGTTGTCGGCGGATAACTTCATGGGCGTGGTGCAGAGCCACGTCATGTTGGCCTACGTAAATCAACCGACATATCCAATTGAATGGGTACGTGAGGATCTCGCCAGAATCGAAGCTAACAAAAATGTATTCCCTACCTTGCCCGGAGTCTATTACGTCGAGATTCTTACCGTTCCAACGAATGTGAGCGAGGAAGGGACATTTGCGGTAGATCCTCTTCTAACCGTAACCGACGAACCACTTCTTCGATTTACATATGGCGAACGTGAAGCGCAACTCCAACAAATTCCTGTTCAGAAGACTCTACGCTTGTGGGAAAACAATCGGATCCTACTTCTTGAAGGTAAGGATTATGATATCGACTACAGCAACGGAAAAGTCCTTTTGAAATATTCAGGGTCACAAAACGGAAACATCATTGCGGATTATCGTTATGCAGCCCCTTCGATGGGGCCTATTCCGTTCAAATGGAATACTTCAGATTTTAGTACATTACCCGGCGTCGTAATGGCATTCGGAAAGCGGGCTAGAGTTGGAGACAAAGTTGCAGTTGTAACCTACCAAGATCGCGTGGATACGGCAAACGCCTACGGCGGGAAAAATGAGGTCAATTTCGAACTAGATGTGATCACGACCGATCCGAATCAAATGGAAGAGATTGCCGACTTGGTTGTGATGTACCTCTGGGGCGAGAAGAAGCCGGTCTTGGAATTCGAAGGAATCGAAATCGTCGACCTGTCAATTGGCGGTGAATCGGAAGAAGCCTTCGATGAAACGGCGGAGTTGTTTTACTATATGGCTTCGATGTCGATTCAATTGAGGGCGGATTGGGAAATCCATATTCCGTTGCCGTTGACAGTGAGTCGGGTCACAGCAACTTCGGCAGAGGGAGATCGAGAAGCCGCTCCTGGTATGTATGGCCCTTCGACTCTACATCAGGTAGCCGGTAAGCTGTTTTTCCAAACGGCACCGACGGTTGTCGGCCGGAATAATTGTTACGAGCGCATAGGTTAATATGCAAAGTTTGGATGATATTGCTAGAAAAGCATTCTCACTTTTCAGATCTCGACCTGAGAACACAGCAGAATTATCCAGAGATGTTGCTTATCATGTTGGTGCTCAAGCAAAACGTTTAGGGTATACTAAAAATGAACTAGGTTCTTGGATTCAGAGTGCTTATAGTGGGGTTTTTGTTAGAGAGACAAGGCTTAATCCTGGTTTGGATTTGAAAGAAATTCGAGATATTTTGTTCAAGGCATACGATCGCACGAAGTCGGCAAGCATTGAGAATGTAATTTCTAAGTACGCTGAATCTTTAGTGACTCCGGAATATGTGATGGGGGTAGCTGAAGGGATCGATATAGCAAATGCTCCCGATGCTTTTAGATTGCTTCAATCGTTAGCTAGAAGTCTTCGAAATGAAAGCGTGATTCCATTCCCCATTTCTGCTTTGGAAGCATACCTACAAGAACGTGGTGTCTCCGAAGATGAGATAGCACTGGTTCAAGCTGTAAAAATCAAACCTGTACGTAATAAAAAGGAATTTGATTTTGCAGACTCGCTTATACAATTCGGACATGTAACTGGTACTAACGTTATTGCAGATATGCGTTTTGAGGGAGATCCAGACGCCGGTAAAAATGTCACTAGTTGGCTTCTAGGTTTCAAGAAACTTAAGCCTAAAGCAAAAAGAATATGGGATCGCTCCGTTAAGAAAGTCAATCTAGGACGACCAACTGCTTTGATGGTGTATACCCATTCATGCCGAATTACGAATTCGAATGTGCTACCTGTAACCTGAAATTCAACCGCACGCTCAAAATGGGCGAGCACTTGCAACACGAATGTCCTCGTTGCCAATCCGATGCGGATCGTGTTTGGGCAGGGCTAGGCGGGCATAGTTTCGCCGCCGCTGGTGGGGGTGCTACAGCTAACAGCGGGGTTCACGAGCAGGATTATCCCACCGCCGATAAAGCAGTGGGTCGTAGCGCTGATGAATTGTGGGAACTAAATCACGAACGCGCCAAAGTCAAAAAAGCGGCACGGGAGAGTGTTGGTAAACCGGCACTGATTCGGACCGATGGTGAAGGGTATAGTGATTATTCCCACCTACCCGATCCTCAGCTTCAAGTCAGACGTACCGTAGCTGATAAAGCTTTTGCAGCACTAGCCCAACAAAAAGCCAACAAAAGCTAACCATCCCTCAGTGTTGCCGCGCTCGACTTCAAAATAACGTCCACTTCTATCCGCCTCAAATCTCGTTCGTATTTTTGACATCCGAGGCACGGGATTACCCGCCGGTTCGATTTACTGGTTTCGGTCAAGCAATCAAACCTATGGACGCAATCATCGCGTTCTGACTTTCGCACATCTACGACATCCGGAGGATCTAGGCGTCTTGACATTCTATTAATGCCCTTTTGAAAAGAACTATTTAGAATCACATCTACATCCAGATCCAGATCGAATCCAAAAAACGTACGAACTAGGAGATAAGTCATGGGTCTTGGGCCATTCACCAGCTACGTTCCGCCAGGCGTGTATACACGCACACTAACCGAAGCCAACGTCACCGGTGTCACCGCTGGCGTACGGCTTCCCGTCATTATTGGCGTGGGTCAGGAAGAACTCGAACAAAACGATTTGGAAATGGTTCGAGGATCTTCTTCCACGATCGACCAACAAATCGTTCGAGAAGACGTGGCGTTGGCTTATGTTGTCGATGACACAAATCCCAACAATCCTATTTTGGGAGCCAACGATGGGACCAAGACCAAGGTCCGAGTCAGGAATTTTCCGATTGTGGACGGGCAAGGGTTCGGTCGCGTGACCAATGATATCCGATCGGTTGCCGTTACGGTTAACAACGTTCCGGTTGCTGTCGGATCGGTACAAGGCGCACAGGGCTATGTCACCCTTCAAATCCCTCCTTCTGTAGGCGACGACGTCCGAGTCACATACTACTTCCACCGTGGCGATACCGCATTTACCGACGACCTAACCTCGCAAGTTACGGCAGGGCTAGCGTCTCTTGTATCCCCCGGTTTTGCTCCATTTACGATGGTTGCCGGTCTCTCTGACACTCTCAAGCTAGAGGTTGATGGTAATACCTATACGGTAACCTTCGCTCCGGGCACCTTTACGGCGGCGACGCTCAAGAGCCAAATCGATATGGTGGCAATTCCCGGTCTTACTGTTTCCGTATCTACGGACAACCAGGCTTTGGATCATATCCAGCTCAATTCTACAATTTCCGTTCGTATTTCGGACGGCAATGCCAACGGACCTCTTGGATTTACGTCGGGAACCACAACAACTCGAAATACAAACTTTGTCGTCTACAATAGGCCGATTGTGGATGGGTCAAGCGGTGGAGTAACTACAACCGATCCCTCAAAGGTTGTGGTTAAGGTCAATGGGCTCCAGGTAATTCCGTCGGCTGTTGATGGGCGCAACGGTGTGGTAACACTTTCATTTGCTCCAGCATCGGGATCGGTCGTTACAATTCAGTATTGGGCAAATACCTGGCAAGATACTTTCGATTATTTGCCAAATACTTTGGTCACTGGCGTGACGCGTTGCGGGCTTTCTGCCGGTCGCAGCGATTATATTGAAGATCAGGATTTCGTGATTTCGAATCCTTCTCCTGATACGTCGATCGTGCATTGGGGTACGAGCTATGTTGTGGCTTCTGGAAAACGAACTCCGGGTGCCGAGTTGTTCGACGATACCCAGATCGTTCCGTCTCTTGTCGACGACAAGATTTTCTTGGCAACTTGTATTCGTGTCGTCGATACCACCGTTATTCCGGCAGTCGTGTCCCCGACAGAGTTTTTGCTTCCTGTTTCTCCGACGATGGGTAACGGCCGTGACACACCTCTTGGCACAGCCACTTTCAACAGTGTCGCAAACAGCCGTATTGCCCTTTCTACGGCCAGACCTGACTTGATTCAGATCAGGGTAGGCCGAACGCTTCAAGACGCTCTAAACCGCCCCGCAGCGACCGTGCTGAGTGTCGATCCCACGACTCGAAAAGTCACACTCAAAAATCCGGTTCCGCCAGATTATTACGCTTATGCAACCTGTTGGTACAATCGGATCGAAGATTCTACCTACATTTTCACATGCAAGGTCCCCGGTCCTGTCGGTTCGGGTCAGTACGAAGTCCTTAGCTCTGCTACGGGTGTAAATCTATACCAAGTCCGATTCGGCGTAAAGGGTGGCGGATTTTCAGATATCGTGCAATGGCCTCGTGGCGCCGAACAAATCCCGGATGCCTTCCATTACGGCGGAACACCTGTTTCCGAAACCGTAACGGCTACGTTCTCACAAGCACCTCCAGGAAATGCTTGCTACACGATCAAGGGTGCAGCACCGTACAGTTTCTACGCTCCTTCTTCAGCTACTTGGGCTTCCATTCTTAATGGAGCTACCATTTCTACCAACCTGCTGACACCGACGCGAGGTTATCTTGTCAGCAGCCATGTCGTTCCGATTCAGTCCGGTCCTAATGCTGGGAAGATTCTTATTCCAGCTTCGCCTGACAACAAGTTGGAATTGACGATCGACGGTATCAACGTTTCGGTTTCGCTGACAGCTGGAAATCGAACCGCGGCACAGATCGTTCAGGATATCAACGACGCGATCGATGGGACGGCAGAGTTTTTGGGAACTGCACCCAACGATTTGGCAGGATACGCTCAAGTTGGCGTTGGAACTGGGGACTACATTTTCTATGTCCAGTCATATTCCACACCTGCCACTCTTCCTAACGGATTCGATCACGTTTCGGCAATTAACGTGCGCCAAGGCACAGCCGAGCAACTTCTTGGATTTGCCACGTTCCAATCGTCAGTCGGAAGCCCACGATCGGTTAACAAGCCCGCTACATTGCTCGGATCCAAAGCGGGTCCTTTCAATATCACAGCAGGTCTAAACGATACCTTCTTGGTTCGGGTCGATGGTATCGATTATCATATGACTCTGCCAAATGGTGCCTCGGTTACCGCGGCAGCTGTGGTGGCTGCTATCAATGCAGTGCCCGGTCTATCGACCTTGGCAAATGTCGGAACAGGGGCGAATCTCAACAAGGTTCGGCTTACTAGCGCGGTCAATTCAGATACTTCTTCGTTGACAATTCTTGCGGGGACTTCCAATGAAATCCTCGGCTTCAATCAAGGCGATTATGCGGGCCAGATGCGAGTAGAGGCGCAAGAGGTCGTAAATAGCCTGAATCAAACCACTGGATTTATCGCGGGTGGTGGGATTGCTTATGTTACCGCAACGGGCGGACAGAAATACGTCACTATCGAATCCACAGCGGTTGGTGCCGCAACTTCGAACGTAGCATTTGCCAATACATCGAATTCAGCTTTCAACCGCACCACCGGAACGAACGTTACACCTGGTACCGACGGCGATATCGGAGAGGATCCCTACGATCGTTATCAGGTTACTTCGAATAATCCGCTCGGATCTGTTGGTTGGGGTATTCCGGGCCAGACTTATACGGACGTTCGAACTGGACTCCGATTTACGGTTCTTCCCTCAGTGGACGGGACGTACGGGACTGGATATTTTACGCTTGAGGTTTCACCGACCTTTATCGTAAATCCGGCGGTCCCAACTTACGCGTTGCCAGGGTTGGAGACTACCATCTCGAACACGATCAACGTTGGGATTAATGACACTGCAACTGTGCAGTCATTCAATCCTTCGGGAGTAGAACCCGCAAACGGCGATTTCTACTACATCTCGTACCGCTATTTGAAACAGGATTGGTCGACCAAGATCTTCCGCCAATTCAAAACGATCGAGGCTAATTTCGGTCGGCTATCGGCGGAAAATCGCGTCACGATGGGTGCGTACTTAGCAATTCTTAACGGGGCAGTACTCGTAGGAATCAAACAGGTTCGCAAAGTCGTCAACACGAATCAAGCGAACGATCAGGATTTCATCGCTGCAATCAAAGAGCTGGAAACCCCGCTTCCTGGAAATGTCAAACCAGATATTATGGTCCCATTGGCAACCTCCACTGCTGTCTATTCGTACCTGACTCAGCATTGCGAGGTCATGTCAGGAATCAGGCAGCAAAGCGAACGGATGGGCTTTATCGGATTTGCGAGTGGTACAATCCCGACTTCGGTCCAGACCATCGTCAAAGGCCTCAACAGCAACCGAATCGTGGCTTTCTACCCTGATTCGGCAGTTGTTACTCTAACCAACGAACTCGGCGAATCTTTCGACACGCTTGTCGATGGATCGTTCTTCGCAGCCGCAGTTTCTGGTGCTGTAGTGAGCCCAGCCGTTGACGTGGCGACGCCTTACTCGCATCGAAGAATTCAGGGTTTCACCCGAATTCCCCGAATTCTCGATCCGGTGGAAGCAAATCAGACCGCAACAGCAGGCGTCACACTCCTAGAAGACCTGGACCCAATCATCCGGATCCGTCAGGGCTTTACCACCAACATGGCGTCCGCTCTCACCAGATTGCCTACCGTCACGCAAATCTCGGACTTCGTCCAGCAACAGACACGAGGAGTGCTAGATGCCTTTGTCGGCGTCAAATTCCTCGGTAGCAAGGCGAATGACGTGCGCGTTTCGCTAGTCGCCTTCCTGCGGTCGGCTGTCCAGGCCGAGATCATCGGAGCCTACACCGGCGTCAGCGCCGTGCCAGATCCGGACGAGGTCACAACATTGCGGGTCGAGGCTTACTATCAGCCTATTTTCCCCCTACTTTATTTAGTTGTCACATACAACATGCGTACG